TGAACTGTAGGTTAAGCTCTGAGTAATCCAGCGTGTCACCCGGAAAGTTCACGTTACCGATTCTAGGATAGGGATTCTGCGGACCCGTTAAGCTCACATCGGGGTGAGAAACGGTTTGCGCAAAAAACTCTAGGTTGGGATAATTGACTCTGTCAATGATCACTCTAAAGCCGGTTGGCTGTAAGTAATTTTTATTGAGTGTCAACGTGTCTTTACGTGCCATCACTTACTCCAAAAAAAGAAAGGGTGGACCTTTCGATCCACCCAGTATTTATATAGACACTTATTATGTTTGGACAATATTACAGAATGTTGTCTACACGGAAGATTCTGTAGTACTGGTTAGTCTTAGCAGCAGCCAGACCGTTAGAAGGAGTGGAACCAACGAATGGGTTGGAAGCCAGACCGTAACGAGTCTTGAAGCCGATCTTAGGCTGGAAGGTGTTCTCACCAACCGCACGAACCATCGTCAGAGGTACGTATGGACAGTAGAAGACACCAGCGTCGTATGCGTTAGCACCCTTGTAACCAACGGTAGCGTAGTCGGTGGTTGCGAATGGGTCAACGTATACGCGCATCTTGCCGTTCAATACACCTGCAAAAGTGTTACCAGTGTCATCAACGTTGATGTTGGTGTTCATTGCAGGAGCGTAGTCAAGCATGCCAGAAGCTGCCAGAGCGGAAGCTACGTCGGACGAACATACGACGAAGTTACCACGACCGCGACGAGTCTGCTTAGCAATCTCGTTAGCTTCACGATCGAGCTGGAACATCAGGCCCTTGAACTTCTCAACCGACCAACGACCGTCAGCGTCTACGTCCAGGTCAAAGATACCTTTTGTAGATGTGCTGTCGCTTACGTCTTGAGCACCAGTCTTAGCTTGGGAGTTGATGGTACGGATAACTTCACGGTTGATTTCCGCAAGGATCTCAGCCGACAGAATGTTAGCCAGTTCTGTTTCTGCGTCCAGACCGTGGATGGCTTTCAGATCTTGTGCCAGTTCCATGGTGTACTCAGCTTTCAGAGCGCGTGTCTTAGCAGTTACAGTCTGCTTCTCGATGGTGAAGCCCATTTCGGACAGTGCACCGAAACCGGTGTCGCCCAGGTTTTCACCGTCTGGAGTAGCCATACCAGCAGCTGCCAGATCTTCTCTACGCTCGTCTTCGATATCCGAGTCAGTGTTACCACTGTCGAGACCGGAAGGATCGGTAGGCTGAGCGCCGTTGGAGTCACCGGAGAAGTTAGTCAGAGCTTCGTCGAACAGAGCTTCGTTACCAGCAGTAGCGCCGCCACGAGTGGTTCTGTAACGAGACTTCATTGCGAAGATCAGGCCGGTAGGACCGGTCATTGGCTGTACACCACATACGTCGTATGCGATCAGGTTTGGCATGGAACGACGAACCAGCGAAATCAGTACTGGGTCGAAGTTAGCGGAGTTGGTAGCAGCTGTACCATACTCGTTAATCATGCCGAAGGAGCCCTGCTGAGCTTCTTCGCGCATTGCGACTTCCTGGTTTTCCAGGATAGCAGCAGTTACCTGTCTGCGGTAGGAGTCAGAAATAGGACCAGCGGTTTCTTCGTTAAGTACTGGAGCCCACTTCTTTACGAGTTTATCGTAAGATACTGTAGGAGTCATATCTTTACACCTTCTTTCTTTTATTCTTTATGGGTTCTTTTAATTGCAGAAACGTAACGGGCCATGGAGTCGGAAACTTCTTCCTCAACAGCTTCGTCAACGGCTTCTTCTGCAACCGTTACTTTTTTCTTGGTGAAGTAAGATTCCTTGATGGTAGCAACCTTCGATGCGAAAGTTTCTTCATCTTCGAAATCAATATCTTCAGCTAAGGACTTCAACTTCTCTACCTGAGTTTCAGCCAGGTCACGGGAGTGCTCACGGATGATAGCATCACGCTGGAGTTCTTCCATAACTTTGCTTTGCTCGATAGCAGTTTCGGTGGTTTCGTTAAGTCTCGCTTCGAGATCTTGAACCTGCTCAGAGAGTTCGTCAACCAGATCAACCTTGGACTCTGGAACTTCGATGTAGGACTCAGTAAAGAGGTCCTTCAGCTTAGTCATGAAGTCTTCAGCGATCTCGGTACGAATACCGTTTTCGATTGCCAACTTGTTCTCTTCCATGAACTTTTCTACAACGTAGTTCATGTAACCGTCGATCTGCTCGATCATTTCTTCACGAGTAGTCTTCAGCTCTTCGTCAAAATCTTCCTGAAGCTCAGATTCAATGCGATCAACTTCTTCAGAAAGCTTAGATTTGATAGCAGCTTCAAAAATAACTGCTGCCTTATCTTTAAATCCTTCTGAAAGTGTTGCTTCTGACTCAACAAGAGCGCCAAGATCAGCAGAGAAATCAATCTCTACAGATTCCATCTTCTTCTTGCCGTGAGCCATAGCCATCAGCTTCTTTTTACCATGATCCATTTCATCCATGTCATCATTCTTTTTATTAGGATGAGCCATAGCATTCATCATTTTATGGTAAGCAGCCATGAGATCTTGCTTCTTCATAGCATTCATCTTACCGTACATTGCATTGATCATGCCAGCTTTAGTCTTAGGCATTGGGTCACCTTTGGTAGCCACGCCGCCTGGAGCTTTAGCTTGCGCTGGGGCCGATGCTTTAATCTTAGCGGCATCGTCCTCAGCAGCCTTCGCACCGTCAAGTTCAGGTGCTACGCCTTTGTGCATTGCTTCAGAGACTTCTTCATCGCCTTCTGCTGCGTCTTCGGCCGGAGCTTCATGTTCCTCTTCAGGATCTGGATCCACGACCATTTCTTCAACAGATTCGATGTCTTCATAAAGTTCTTTATCGGACATATTCATCTCCTGTTAAAAATTTAATCTAGAGAGGAAATTCTTAAACTCCCGCATCTCAACCGCAGAGCGATCGGACTTAGAAGCATTCTTAATTTCAGTCTCAATTTTTTCAATTTCTTGAGGTTCCAAGACACCGTTATTCCAAATCCACTCAACACCTTCCATAATCCCATTAACGAAAGCCGATGGTGCAGATGGATCTTGAACGATATCCACGGTGTTCATCACATAGTCATCTCTGACCATATTGACTCCACCTTTATTCTCAAGAGTTCCCATACCACGAGTTGAAACACCTAGCTTAACTCCACCGTCTAACAAACCTTTCACGATTTTACCATTCGGTGTATCAAGAATAAGTGCTTTCCCCATCACGTTATTACCTTCAAACTTTAATTCGGTAATGCGATGAGAAACTTTATCTAAGTTAATGATAGGACCCGCAGGGTGATTCAGCTCACCTACTGCACGCTGGGTTTGTACCTGTTCCTTATCATACTTAGAAACTGCTTTTTCCAAAATTGGTTTTGGATAAATTCTTCCATTGCGGTTCTTCTGTTCCGCTTGGGCAAAGATACCTTCAATCACATAGTTCTTAGTACCGTCTTCTTTAGCTTCGACGATGTAAGAAACTTCTTCCGTGTGTTCTGTAATCAGCTTCATTTGAATCTACCTTTTACCCATCATGCTGCCAAAGTTCTTAGCAGCCTTCATTGCTTCTCCTTTAGAGCGCAGCGTGTCGATAACCTGGTTATCAAACATGACGTTAAACTTACCCTTTTGGTCTTGAGTGACCATAACCTCTCCGCCTTTCATGTCCAAGACCTTGACGATCTTATGACCTCGAGGGGAAATGTTTTTGGCAAACTCTTTAAACGTCTTCATCTGTCTCTACTTCTTCCTAGGACTCTTCTTCTGGCTGTTCCTCAGCTTCATCCTCAAAGTCTTCGTCTTCGACTTCTTCAGGATCAATGCCATTGTATACTTGGTTTGCGATCAGTGCCTTGTGAGATTCAAGGCGATCAGCAAGTCGTGCACTAATCATATCTGAGAATTGCTTCCCAGCTTCTGAAAAATTCTTGTTCGTGACATTATTCAAAAAATTATCAATATCTTCAGCCATGGTAAAGTCCTTATAATTATTTCGTGATTTTATTTATAATAATTTTGTTTTTAATCAAATCTCTGGTTCTTCTTCCTCATCCGGAATTTCACCGTCTTTTTTCTCTTGTTCAATTTGATCGTTCATTGCCTTGATGTCGTCATCAGTTAACATCAAAACGTTCTTCTGTGCCCATTCCTTTGAGTAGAATGTGCCGAGATACGGTTCAACCTCACGAAGCATATTGACTCGCTCTCTCAGCATTTCGGCGTTTTTGAGTTCTGCAAAGTAGTTGTCCGTGATATAGTCAACGAACAGATCGCCTTTCCAAGACTCCCAATCATCCTCGGTGATGATACCTTTGAGGAGAAGTTGCTTTCTCAGAATGTTGTAAAACAGCTCAGAGAATCTGCGACGCAGTCTACCTATGAACTTTTGGAACTTAAACTCATCACGTGTAATCTCAGACGTTCTACCTAGGATTCCTCCAGCCTGTTCCTCTGGATTGATTCGTCCGATTGGAACGTTGAGTGCTTTGAATACTTTCTTCTGGAAATACACGATGTCATCGATCTCTCCAAGGTTCTGTCCTCCAGGAAGGGTGGTGATCTCGGTCCCTCTACCGCCTTCTCTACGAGGCAGCCAGAAGTCCTCAAGCATAGACATGTGTTTGGAATCGTTCTTTAAATCACCGGTACTGGCATCATAGACAAGCTTATTTCTGTAGCGAGTCATGATGTCTTTCAGATACTGTTCTGCTTTACCTCTAGGTAAGTTACCCACATCGATATAGAAGATTCTTCTCTCAGGAGCTCGTGCAAGTCTGTAGATAATCAGTGCGTCTTCCATCATGCGAAGCTGATTGATCGGCTTCATTGCTTTGTGGAGATAGGATACTACTTTCTTTCTCTGAGCATCTAAGAGACCACTGGTGACATAACTAATCGCGTCTGGAGAGATCTTCAGAGCATTGTTGTTCTTGTTACCAGCTGTATATGAAGCAACGTTATCTTGCTCCATGTAAATGAAATACTCATTTACTTTCTTTACAATATTAGCACCTGTAATCTGATCTTTTTCTTTCTTGATCTCTTTGACTTTACGGATCTTAAGTGCATCAATCGGCCGGATCTCTTGAATACCCTCCTGAGGACGTGCAGGATCTACAACCAAGTGATGGTAAATTCTTCCATCTACGTAATATCTGCGGAAGATATCATGAGCATAGTTTTGGAAGTCAAGCATGGCGGTGATTTTGTCAAATTCTTCTTTGATTTGATTCTTAATGGAGTCAGTAGTATCAACCTTGTCTAAGTTGATTTCCACGACGCTATCTTCGCCAGAGATTACTTCGTTAACGATATCTTCAACCGCCGCGTCTACTTCTGGATGCTGTGCGATGTTTCTGTATTTCTTAACTAAGTCTTTATCGTCCTTAGCTTGTTCCCCACTGAGGTCTACATAGGAACCGTAGTGGCTACCTGATGCAGTGATGTAACCTGCACCATCATCATCTAAGGGCGGAACAATAGACGGAAGCTGTTCTTTTTCTTTTTCTCTTCTGGATCTACGAATCTCTAATCCAAAGAGTTTTAAACTATTGTCAGCCAAAATATTTCTCCAAGTATAAGAATAGGGGAGAGACGATTCCCTCCCCTACTTTATTTATTCCGACTTTAGTCAGTCGTATTGGATTCCCAGTACTGAACTTGGAATGTAACACCAAACTCTTCGATTGCCGCTGCGGGATCGTAGGACAGATCGATTGGATCGATGTTAGTTGGGAAGCACCCACGGAAGTTGTAGGTCTTCAGAACACTGGCGTCACGGTCCAACTGTTCGATAATCAGGTCGGCCTGGTAATCTACTGGGTTAGTGAGACCGGTGTTTGCAGAGTGAGCATTGATACCATTCATCCAACGTTCCATAGCGTTACGGACGTTGAAGTCGGTGTCGTTAATGATCTGTGCTGTCCATACGTCAAACGTACGGTCACCAGCGATTTTCAGTTCACGACCACGGAATGGTACAATAATTTCTCCCATGATGGAACCGGGAAGCTGAGCTGCCCGGCACATGAAAGAGGTGATTTCTACGTCACCAGCTGCATAACCTGGAAAGTTGATCGTTGCCTTGAATAGATTAGGTCTAGCACCGCCACCTTTCAGTTTTGCTTTGAAGTCATCGACTCCTAAAATAGCCATTTCTTATATCTCCTTAGTAAGCGGTTTAGAATGACAGACCAACTACTTCTTCAAAGTCCACGCCGGTTCTAACTGCCACAAAGTTCAGAGTGATGTAGTTGATAGAACGCGCAGGCTTAATGAAGATAGTAGCAATGAATTCATTGCGATCAATAATCTCTGGAGTGTTGTTCGTCTCATCACAGACTACACGGAAGTCAGTGATACCACGACGACCCTTAACCTCTCTGAGGAATGGCTCGACGATATTGACAAACTCTGCTCTGGTAAACTCATCGTTGAATTCGAAGAGTACCTGCTGAGCAGCTCTAGAAATCGCTCTCTCCAGCGTCAGGAACAGACGGCGTACGTTGATACGATCGAATGCAGATGGGCGCTTGAGGAAAGTCTTATCACCAAACAGTGTCAATCCAAACCCTGGAAGATTCGTGATTGGGTTGACGTTAGCTCTGTACAGAGTGTCACGCTCAGCCTTGGTTGGCGAGTAAGCGAGATCGGATACACCAAAGTACACACCACGTCTTTGACCAGCAGGCGAGAACCATGGAGCTGTCTGGAAATCAGACTGAGCCATGATACCAGCTGTAGAAGAAGCAGCAGGAATTTGGATAAATTGATCGTTGTATTTATCGTACACGGTTAGGTGATTGTTGTCCAAGAACAAGTATGAGCTAGACGTTAAGCCGTTGGCAAAGTCTACCGTAGCAGTAACTGGGTCACTGACACCAATCACATCGTTCTTTGGAGGAGATGCTACTACCACGCAGTCCTTACGAGTAAGCTCTGCGATTTGAACCATATCGGTTACAATTGCGTCGTGTGCACTTCTCGTGATGGAAGGAGGTGCGATCAGGAAGTCGACCTGAAACTTGTCTACGTCCTCAATCAGGTCGAATGCTTCTGCGTATTGACCTGTGGAAAGCGCAGTGGTATCAGTACCGTTCACGAGTCTGATGGTCTTAACTGCTCTGTTCTCACTGAGGAGGAAGTTGTCACCGGAATCAATGGTCGTACCAGCGCCAGCAACACCGTAGTCAGAGTCAATATTACCTGGATCAACCAGCCATACGAACTGAGAACCGTTGTTGATTACTTCCTTGATGTAGTTACTGGATCCGTCAGGATTCTTAGCGTCTTTACCAAGGGATACAAACGGATAAGTTTCAAGCACTGCACCTTTGGTACCGGAGATGGATCCACCGGCATCAATGATTGCAACGTGAACTTCATCGTTTGTAGCTGTTTTACCAGAAGCGTATGTAGACGTTCCCGGAGCTTGGTCAAACTGACGAAGAGTGCCAGAGGTGCTCAGAGTGGATACAATCGGAGTTCCACCGTATTTCCAGCCGTCGAAGATAGCGGTGTCGCCATCGGATTCACCGGCAGGACAAATTTGAATCTCGATGTTGTTACCCAGAGTTCCTGGATATTTAGCAATGAAGCTGTGAGTATTGGAATCGAGAGCGCTCAATTGAGTGTCGAAGTCATCTTGGTTGAAAACAGAAGGAGCGGTTCTGTTTCCGGTACCAGCCGAGTCGTATGCGTTTACTGTCGCAGAGTCGGCTTGTCTGATGACAAAAAGCTCACTAGCGTATTTTGTGTAATAAGCAGCGGAGTGGAAGTCCACTGTGTTATTGATGTCAGGGGATGCAAAGCGACTTACGAGAGTTGCTTCAGTGTCGACCCTGATTGGTTCTTGTACTGGACCCCAGCGGAAATCACCTACAAACACACCCGTCGATGTGCCAACGTTAGGTACGATACCAGTGAGGTCAATCTCACGGGTTACAACAGCTGGAGACAGTGAAGGCGTAAAGAATGCCATTTGGTCTTCCTTTTTTCGTTTGGATTAAATTATAAGTTACCCATGATAAGATTATTCAATACAGCATTGATATTTATAAATTATCAGTTTTAGAACAATTCTGTTTTTTCTACCACTTCCCAGACACTACTTGTGTTCTCGGTCGTGTTGATTCCATCATCAATAATGCCCATCGGAACCACTTCATCCTCTATCTGTTTCATCTTTTCTTCATACAGCAATTGCTTGAGATTGACGTCTGTTTGATTGATGAATGCTTCACTTCCAACATACCATGCGAACATAACGAGATTCATGACTAGATCATCGTGGTTACCATCAGAAGCTTCGAAAGAATTCCCTCTGGCTTCAAATGTAGAACACTCACTGATTGTATTCAGATCCACGATCTCCAGTCTTTTCTCTTCAATCAGATCCTTGAGATTGGAACAACCGATTCTCTTTACTTTTCTATTCATGGTCATGCCGATCGCACCGGCCTTGATCATTGACTCCACATGTGTGTTTTCGTATTCAATATCATAATACAGTCCGTTGGCCACAACCGCACCCTGATCGTTGGACTCAACGATAACATATGCTTCGTTGTATCTTTTTGCCCACTTATGGATAATGTCTGGATATAAGATAGGTGAGATGAGATTGTTTCTGTAGCACGCGACCTGCTTGAACGGTCTAGTAGTGATATCAATGATGTTGAATGTGGAGTGAAGCTCGGATGTGTTAGCAATAGTCTGCTGTTTCCATTTGTCATCTCTTCCAGGTACGTCCCACCAGTCGACTCGAAATGGTTTGAACTCATTCACCTCCTGCACCGCGCCTTCATAGATCTTATGGAACACGTTACCGATACCGTTAGCTGTAGATGTAATGATAACTCTGGATGTTTTACCAGACGAGATAACTGGATATGTGGAGGCATAGAACTGCGCAGCGTTTTCTACGAATGCAAACTCATCCAGAAACAGTAGGTTGACAGACAAACCACGAATGGAAGAGCCGGACGTGGCTGCAGCAATGATACGAGAGTTGTTACTAAACTCAATAGAACCTTTGTTCAGCGCCTTAGTGCCTGGTTGCAGAAAGAACGGAGTGTTCTCTAATGCCAATGTGATACGCGCCAGCATCTCTCTGGCAGTGGCGCCTTTGTTGGCAAGAATAGCAATCGTTTGATCAGGATGAAATAGTGCATACCACAGTATGTACATACACGAACTGATAGACTTACCAGACTGACGACACGCCAATACAATGGAGAATCTATTATCATTGAAATGTTCAAACATTTCTCTCTGATAAGGATACAGCTTAAAAGAAACAAGACCTTTGTCGAGTGAGATAACCTTACCGTATGTCTCGGCAAAGTACACAGGATCGGTCATGCAACGTTGGTATTCCTGAACATCTTCTTTAGTCCAACCTTGCTGTACGCCGTCTTTCTTTACCTGTGCGTTGCCGAGATAAGTTTCATTCACTCTTAATTAATCTCTTTGCTACAAATTTGTGTAGTACGTAAAACCAAACACCATTGATAATTGGTTCGATTAATGCAGTTAATCCTGCATCAAACCAACTAGCTCCTGTAATAAGTCTAACGGTTGTGATAGCCACCAAAATATGACCAACCGTATAGATTACAGCTAGCAAAATTGAGTCCCCTACTAAGG